TAAGCGAAGCACGTATCGCAGTATTTGAACAAGAACAAGAGCGCAAATTAGAATTAGAAAATAGTTATGTTGAAGGTGCTAAACGCGCATTAATAGATGTTACCGAACAGTTAAAACCTTTAAATATCGCACAAAATGCAGTAAAGAAAGGTTTTGATGCTATAGGTGATGCTATTGATGATTTCGTAGAGACTGGTAAATTTAGTTTCAAACAGTTTGCTGCAAGCATCATTGCAGACATTGCTAAGATTGTTGCTAAAGCATTAGTATTGCAAGCAATCAAAAGTATATTTGGTGGTTTTGGTATACCAGGACTTGCTGAAGGTGGACCAGCAAAAGCAGGTAAACCTTATATCGTTGGTGAGAAAGGTCCTGAATTGTTCGTGCCCAAGACTAGTGGCACAGTAGTACCAAATAATGCTATGAAGAATGGTGTCGCTACAGGAGCAGTGAATGCACCAATAACTAATAATTATATCACAAACAATATCAATGCAGTTGATGCCAAATCAGTAGCACAATTGTTTGCTGAAAATCGCAAAGTATTGCTTGGTACAGTAAAGATGGCTGAACGCGAATTGCCATACATGGCATAGGAATAAAACAAATGGCAGGATTACAAACAATAATAAACAATGCTAGCAGTTTGACTATAGATCGCAGAAAAGTCGTAGGTCTACAGATCACACGCAATGAGATACCTCGCGTGACATTGACACCTACTCGTCAGCCATGGAAGATGGAACTAGAGATGCCACAAAATCTAACATATTATAACAATCGTGATTTGTTAGAAGCATTAGATACTATGGATCGCGTGAGCCCAGAGATAGTCACATTCAGTAGTAATGCATGTTTAAGTTGGATATTTAGATATCAAGGTTCATTGACACAAGGTCAATTGAATGCTATGAGCGTACAGAGTTTTGTTGGCAATCAATTAGTATTACAAACATTGCCTGGCATACCTAGCAATCGTGTGATATTTGAACCAAACGATTTAATACAATTAGGTAACTATCCATATCCATTCACAAGCACAACTAGAGTGACACGTGGTGTTGGTAGCACAGTCACAGTAACTACAAACAGACCAAACATATTGAGCGTAAACATCACTAATATTGGAATCACTGTTGGTAATGCATGTGACTTTTATATGTTCTGTCCAAACATGCCAACATATAGATTGATACCTGGTGGCGTTGTTAGAGTTAATGGTATAACAGTTAATAATGCATATATTGCATTCAATGACAGATTTACATTATTTGAATATGTAGGTACAGCATAATGCAAAATATACCAGCAGTCAGTGGTAACAAAGCAAATGTTAACACAGCAGAATACGTAAAGTTAGTTATATTCAATGAATATAATGCTACACCTGCTGGTAATATCGTTGCCAATACACAATATGAAATTAAATTTGCTGGTTCAACTAATTGGACAAGTGTAGGTGCACCCAGTAACGCAATTGGTACAATCTTTACTGCTAATGCAAATGGTACGACAGGTACAGGTAATGCAAGCAATGTCACTATGTTAACATTTAGTTCAAGTTATACTAGTGATACGATAGGCAATATAGAGTATAATCCACTTGGTGGTTTATTAGCAGTAGGTCCACAACAGCGTAGTTTGCGTGTTACTAGCGCAGATACAAGCATACAGATAAGTGGTATTGGTGGCAATAATATCTATGAGATATTAGAGAGCCAAGGTAAGATACGCGGTAGCAAGATAGAAATCACACGTGGATTTTTTAATAACAATGTTGTCTTGGCCAATGCTGTTATACGTTTTACTGGCATTGTGACTAACTATAGCATACAAGAAGATCGTGAAGGTGTTGAAGATAACTTTACTATAACATTAGATGCAAGCAGTTATAAAACAATATTAGAAAATCGCATTGCTGGTCGTAAAACAAATAAGAGCAGTTGGCAATTTTTTGATACTTTAGATAGCGCGATGAATAATTTAAATAGCCTAGCAGGTTTCAGTTTTGACTTTGGTGGTGATCCAAAATCTAAGACAGTTGTACCTGGTTATAATGGAGGAGGTGTTCCTGGAGGCGGTGGCGGTAGTAGATCAACTACGCCTGGCGATACGACACCAAGTAATAGAAAATGAACATACGAAAAGCAAATAAATTTGACTTACCATATTTTATACATGTTGCTAAGAAAGTGCAACATATGGGCTTTGTACCACAAAACAAAACGATTGATGAAGAATATTTCAATATCATGTTCAATACAGTATTGCATGGCGGTGGCATAGCATTGATAGCAGAAAGCGAAGGACCAATTGGCATATGCATAGGTGTCATCAATGAGAATCTCTGGGCACCTGACTTGTATATGCTAACACAAATACTTTTATTTGTAGATGATGAATGGCGCAATACAAGAGCAGGATATAAGTTATTGGAAGAATATAATAAACGTACACAAGAATTATTAGACTTAAAGCGTATTGAGATGAGCGTGATACATGCAAGCGAACCATTGCATGATATAGATTTCAGTCGTTTTGGTTACAAGATGTCAGAGAAAATCTGGCAATTGGAGATTTAAATGGGTTTTATTGTACCAGTCATCAAAGCAGTTGCAGCAGTAGTTGCTAAAAGCGCGGTAGCAAAAGCAGTCGTCAAGATTGCCGCTGCTGCTATCATCAGTAAAGTCGCTACAAAAGCGATCAGCAAACTTATCGCAAAACGTGCAGATATAGGTAGTGCTAGCGGCGCAGATGCAGGTGCCAGAGTACAATTACCACCAGCAGCAGAAAATAAATTACCTATCGTATATGGTACTGCCTGGGTAGGTGGACCTGTCATTGATGCTAAGATAAGTCAAGATCAAAAGTTCATGTGGTATGTGATCGCATTGACTGAAAAGCCAGATGGTCAAACAATAACATTTGACACTGTTGATGGTGTCTATTATGGTGGTAAGAAAGTACAATTTGGTAGCAATGGCGTTGTAGATGCATTGATCACTAATACTACACCAGCACAAGTTGATACTAAGATGGCTGGTAAGATTTATATCTGGTTATTCCAAGACGATGCTAATAGCACAACAGGTAGCAACAGCACACAGACACCTTATCAGATAATGACTGATGCAACAACAGGTGGTGGTATACCAGATGGTTGGAACAGTTCAATCTATACAACAGGTGGCGAAAGTGTACAACTAAACAATATGGCATATGCGATAGTTCGTGTAGAATATAACGTAGATGCTACAACTACAAGTTTAGATACACTACAAGTTAAGTTAACAAATAACATGGGCGGTGACAATGGTTGTAAACCAGGTGTTGCTATGCTTGATTATTTGACTAATACACGTTATGGATGTGCTATACCTGTAAGTTTAGTAGATACAGCAAGTCTAAGTGCATTAGACACATATAGTGATCAATATATCACATATGTACCTGTAGGTGGTGGATCACAACAACAAAGACGATATCGTGTTAATGGACCATTAGATACAGGTAATGATTGTTTAACAAATTTACAAATCTTAGCAGATACTTGCGATAGTTGGTTACAATATACAGAAACAAGTGGCAAATGGCGTATAGTACCTAATAGACCTTACATAGGTGCACTCAGCAACTTGTTTAACATTAATGCTAAAAACGAAAAGAGTTGTAATGTCATTGGTGGTATACAAATCAATCCAATTGACTTAAATGACACATACAATCAAGTAGAAGTTGCATATCCAAACACAAATGTCAAAGATCAAACAGATTATCAGATAGTAGATTTGACTGATCCAACTACAGCATGGTATGCTACATTTAATGGTGTATTAAGTCCTAACGAAGCAGATAATAGATTGAACTTTGCATTGCCATTAGTTAACAATGCTGTACAAGCAAAATATCTAGCAGTACGCAGACTATTACAAAGCCGTGAAGATTTAGTCATCACATGCCAAACAGATTACAGCGGCATACAGATAGATGCCGGTGATGTTGTTCGTGTCAACCATGAAGCATATGGTTGGACTGATAAACTTTTCCGTGTAAGTAGTGTTAGCGAAGTACAAGATGAAGAAGGTAATTTAAGCGCATTAGTTGAAGCATTTGAATATAATGATACGATTTACAATGACAATGCAATACAAGATTTTATACCAGCAGACAACACAGGATTAAAAGATCCTAATGTTATAAGCAAACCTTGCCCACCAACATTCGCTCAATTTACTGATAATGAATCATTGGTCACTGGTTTCACAGTTACAAGTTGCGTACCTGATGAAGGTGTAGTTATATACATGGATTTCAATTATGGCAATAGTGCTAATGTATTAACACATCAATTATACAAAACTGTACAAAATGCAGGTGGTATACCATTCATCAATAGCGATAGTGCTAATGGATATTACAACAATGTCACTATCACAGTTAACGACCTAGAAGCAAATACTTATTATTGGAGCGTCACCGCACGTAATGATTTTGCTGGTAGGTATAGTGATCCAGGTGCATTTAGTTTTGGTGGTGCAAATATCAATCCATATGATCCTAATACAGGTAATGGTGGTATAAGAGGCAATCAGATACAACCTAATACTGTTACTGGTAACAATATTGCATATTTCACAATCACAAATAACAATATCGCAAATTATACAATAACAAGTAATAAATTAACCAATACTGGTGTTACAGCAGGATGTTATGATAGTGCTTATATTTGCGTAGATGGTGCAGGTAGAATTACATTTGCAAGCAATGGGTCTGCTTCAAGAAATACAGTTTCCGTCTCTGCCGGTTTTGGTATCCCTAATTTTAATGCTAATACAACATTTCCGCCAGTTTATGCAAATAGTACATCGGCTAGAAATAGACCATTAATAATACCTGGTGTTCTTCCTGGTAATGTTAATGGTGATGTATGGCCATTTAAACAGGGGACATCTAATACTGCAAATGGTTATGGCGCAAATAGTTTAGGATCATTTACACCAGCATTTGCTGCTACATTGAGTTTAGATAAAAATACAGGTGAAGGATATCAAGGTTGGTATACTTTAATATCTATGGATGTAAGCAATGTAGGTTGGGGTGATGGTGAAGTTGCCGAAACAAAAATATCAGTAGATTATTACACTGAGAGCCCAAATTTAGCCACACTACAATTATGTCCATTTATTGCTTCAAAATCTGCTGGCAATATTAATACACTTCAAACACATAGTATGTGGGTAGATAATTTTATTACATTAGGTTCAATGGTTCAAATTAGTGCTGCTGAATTGCAAGTTGGAGCGTTAGGAGATCTAGCAAGAGTAGGTGTATATGCAAGAGCAATAGGTGGTATAGATGTAAGTTGTTATTAAGCATATTACATCTTAACAGAATCTTTTGGACCTCTATAAATAATATATAAGGAATAACAAACATGAGTTTACTACTAAACGGGGCTAAAACAGTTACAATCGCTGGTACAGAGATGCAGTGTATTGAGATATACACTGGCGAAAGTTACACGTTACCATTAACATTCACAGATAGTTCAGGCAATCCTGTAGATTGCACTGTGCCAAATAATTGGGCATTAAGTACTAGCGCAAAGTTTTACACTGCTACAGATATAACATATACAAGTGCGTCATCAATTACTATGGGCAATTTAACATTAGATGCAACACAACCAAGTACAGGCGCAGGAACATATAGCGCAAATTTGATTGCTGCGTTTAGTAATGCTGCAAATGGTACAGGATATTTATATATTCCAGGTGATTTGACAGGTGGTACCGGTAGCCCAAATGCTACACCAACTATAGTTCCACCAGCACAAAACACAACAGCAAATAGTTGTGTTGTTGTAGTCACATTACAGATTAGTAGACAAAGTAGTAGTAACGCAAGTTTAGCAGATGTCAATAAAGAACCAATTGGTATGATTGTGAGATATCAATAATGAGCGAAATTAATCTAACAATTAATCCTAATACAAGTAATTTAAATTTTGTTGTTAGTCCTATATCAGCAACTATTAGTAGCACAGGCATAGTTGGTGCTACAGGAGCAACAGGACCAATTGGTAGCACTGGTGCAACTGGACCAGATGGCGCTAGTGGTGCAACAGGTTTAAATGGTAGTACAGGTGCAACAGGTCCTATTGGTGCTACCGGCGATGTTGGACCTACAGGTGCAACGGGTCTAGTTGGTACTACTGGTGCTACTGGTTTAACAGGAGCAACGGGATTTGGTACTGTTGGTGCTACAGGTGCAACAGGTATAACTGGTGCTACAGGAAGTCCTGGTGGTGCAACAGGTGC